ACAACGTTTTTCACTTGCTTTGCCAATACCCTTTTGCCAACTTCGGAAACCTCTTTAACATCAATTCCCAACTTTGACAGAAATTCAGCAACTTTTATCAAAATAGGTGCGGCGGTAACAGTTGCAGAAGCAGTTCCAGTACCTACAACACCAATTTGACCCTCTGAAGCAAATTCAACTTGTTCACCCAACAATCTTTTTTTCTTTGCACCCTGATCAACTTTTCTCAAAAGTTCATTTGGGTTGCCACCTAAATTTGCCCACCAGTTTTGAGTTGCATCTGCCCTATCACTAAATGCTTTTTTCAGTTTTGTTGCAAGACCCATGAAATTCAAACCTACCAGCAACAAAAATGACCCCCTTGCTGGGGCAAGTGCTATTTTTACAACAATCTTTTTTTTCTCTTTGGGTTGAGCAGTTTTTTTCGCTGCCCCAACTGATTTTCCCACTCCTGAAATTGAATATAGTGGCATATTGTTTGGTCTTTTGTCTATCTTATGAAAAAATGTTTTTCTTTCGTTAAATGTGCTTAATACTGGATCAATATAGTATTCAGTTCCATCATTTTCCTTTATTACTGCAAAAACATGATGAGGAACTTCATCCAGCAGTTTATAGCTTGCAAAACGATAAAAAATATCGTTTTTTATCAATCCTTTTCTTTTCAAGGAATCCAATACACCCATTATGAATAAAGCATAATTTTTGCAATCATTTTTTGCCAGTGATACAATAGCACTGGGGGACATGATCCGCTGGTTGTTTTCAGATTCTATTTTGTACCTAACATTCTTTTTGAGAAAGTTGAATAGATTTTTTGCAGTTTGAATCCCATCACCAGCATAAAAATCTTGACTAATTTTATCATATTCAGGGGCATAAATTTTATGTGCTGAAAGCATTGCAGACATGATGTCGGGAACCCCTTGATCTTTTTTAATCAAGATTCGTTTTTTGCCATATGCACTTAATCTACCTAGCAAACGATCCCTATTCATCAAATAAGTTTTGCAGTATATTCAAATGGAGCAACGATCCCATCAAAATTTCCAGTTCCTTTAATTTTGTATTTTAGTCCTGATTTCAATAAACCTCTTTGAGTAAGTAACTGAATAATTCCAATTGTAGGGGATGCAATCACTTTGAAATCACTTTCACTTTTTGGGGCAATTTTTTGCTCACCAAATGAGCTAAAATCTGCAACAACACGATCATTTATATAAACCTCTCCAGTAATTGCAGAAACTACACCCGTTTGATTTGTTGGGTTCTGAATTTTGAAATTAAGTTCAAATTGTTTAGATAAACCCTTACCAATCAACCGAATTTTTTTGAAAATTAATTTTGTTTTTTGACCCAGTTGTACCCTTGTCCAAAGATACCATGCAGCTAGTCCGCCGATACCCAAAAAAAGCAAATTACCCTTTTTCAAAATTTCAAACGTTTTACCAAAATTACTAAAAAAATTCTAAAAAAACAAATTTTGGGTCAAAAAAGTTGAATGGAAGGTCAACATCTGGGTTCAGGGGTATACTTCTAGTATACCCCTGACCCGTTGCCATCCATCCAAGCCAAAAATGACCCTTTCCAAGTTGACCTAAGTTGACCTAAGTTCATCAAATCCACTTTTCTTTGACCTTTGGCAATAAAAAAGGGGCAAAATGCCCCATTTTTGTTTTTCAGTGTTGATGTTTGTATCAGGAATCGTTTCTAAGGTACTTTCTAGCCTCAAATTTGGCAGATCTCTTGCAATATAGGTTCACATACCAACCACCACATTTTTCGGCGAATTTGAGGAAATTTTCGGTGTTGTTGATATTCCGATATTTTCGGGGTGTAATTCCCGTTTCAGGTTTGAAAAATATTATTCCAGTAAAAAGTTTGCTCATAATTAGAAATTTTCTATTTTTGACATGAAAGGAAAGTGGTTTTTCGTTATGGAAGATCATTTGTCAATAGGGGTGGGCGACCATCCCTATTTTTTTTGATATAGTTCACCGATCTTGACAATAGATCCATCTGCAATCCAATCTTTAACAATCTTTTTCGCAGTGGTTTGCCCTTTACCAGTAAATTCAGAAAAATCAGAAATAAGATCTTTGTAAGTTCTATTTTCAAACAATAGTTTATTAATCAAAGATGTTTTTTCCATTCCGTAAATATATGTACCCTTTTGAACTGGATCAGTGTTAACTTGTTGCCAATTGTTTCCAGTATATTGAATTGATATAGGGTCAAAATCATCCGTTGATCTCAAAAATGTAGGAATGAGATCTAATGTCTTTTTTTCTTTATTCTTTTCAATTTTTAAAACTGATTGACTTTTACGATCTAAATAGGAGCCTATGTGTCCAATTGAGTTTTGATCTTTTTTACCAAGATGCAAAACGCAAAGGATCAAAAGATCGTGTTGTTTTGTGATCTTTTTTAGCCACTGAACTAAATAAAAACTTTGTTCAACTGAATTAAAATCCGCTATTAAATCCAATATTCCATCAATGACAAGTACCGAGCAATCTTTGTTTTCATCCAAATAAATCTCAATCATTGACTGAATGTCTTGTGGAGAATCTTCCCTAAATAGGAATGAATCAAAATTGTGCGGAAGGGGATCACAAATAATTTGTGATCTTATCCTTTCCAGCACCCTATAATAGTCAAAATCCGAACTTTCGGTGTCTATATAGCATATCCGCTTCCTTTCCTTTGGAAAGTTTATTTTCATCCCGAATATATCCCAGTGCGTAAATGCTGAAGCAATTGCACTGGTAATGAAAGTTGACTTTCCAGCTTTAGGCAATCCCTGAAAGCAAACAAATGATTGACTGGTACCTATATTTTTTCCTTGAATAGAAAAAATTACATTTTCTTCAGGTGGTTTGTAACCATTGCGGAATTTTCGGGAGTTAAGCTTTTCGTGTAGATCATTTGTCATTTTATACACTTTGTATTAACCCACTTTCTTTTTCACCTTCGTTTTCCAAATATGAGCAAAATTTTGCAGCTAATTCATAACAATATTTTATTGTTAATTCATTTACTGGTTCATCTGCCCAATCAGTGCTATTCATCACATGAGCCTTGAATATCTCCAGTGCAACTGCTTCTTGCTTTGTAAATCCAGTCATTAAGATTACCTGACCGAATTTGTCCTGAATAGGATGAACTGCACTTGCTGGTAAATCTTTGTTTTTTTGCATTTTGGTTGTTATTTATTGTTAAACAATGGGGGCAAAGTGCTAACCCCACCTTGCCCCTATGAATGGTAACTGTGAAATGCTTATGGCAATTAATACACTTCATTCTGCTTTGCCTTATTCATTTCAGCAATCTTGTCAAGATACTTCATAAAATCTTCCATCGCATATTTCATGGAAAAACGGCGAAGAAAATAAATTTTTGATATTCCTTCACTTGCCCATTCCTTGTCCGAAATCAAAATAAATGGATCGCCATTAGTTACAAAAACTTCAAAATAGATCTTTTTTCCGTTCATCATTGCTGGTTTCATGTGCTTAGTTTTTCTTATTTAAAAAATACATTAGTAAATCTTGTTTTTCTAGTTCAAGTGCTGAAATTATTGCAGTTATTTCGTACAATTCAAAATTATTTATGTCGGTACTTTTACACATAAATTTTCCATCTTGAAACATTGCAGTAAATGTAAACTTTTTAACATTTTCTTTTTTCGTTACTTTTTTCATTTGTCTTGTTTTAAAATTGTAGTTTTAAATTTTGTATATCAAAATCCAGTTGATCAATCATCCCTTCAATTAAAATCCTTAGTTCACTTTCCATATTGAATGGGGAATCTTGTTGGTAAATCGTGTGATAATCTTTGTCGGCAAAGAAATGAATTTGAATGTTACTGAATCTTTTTGCGTTTAACATCCTTTGTAGTTTCTTTTGCTTTTCTTCCAAAAAATGTATTTCATCAAATAATTCCTTTAGATCGTTATACATTGGGTTCATTTTGTAAGGTTTTAAGTTGATAAAATAAACCGAATTCAAAACCGATTTTTAAAAGGTGAAAATCATCGTAATAGTACAAAATAAATCTTTTGGGATCGTTGATGTACTGATCATGCCTGATATTGTTTGATCTTAGAAATTCATCCCAGTACATATTGGGATCATAATTTAGTACAATGGTTGCCATTTGTCAATTTTTTAATTAAATAAATTAATTCAATCAGTGCGAATGTCAATAGGAATACTGGAATACATAGGATGAACCAAATAAATCCCAGCAACCGAGCAAATAACCCGATCATAATGCCCAAATTGAATCCGAAAAGCAAATGAGAATAGCCAATAGAATAATGGCTGCAATGGTGTAGGCTGACTTTTGTTCCTTTGTCATGGTTTTTTCGTTTAAAAGTTTAAAAGATGATTTGTCAATTCAAATCTATAAACATTTTTTTGAATCCACCAAATTTTTTGCAAAAAAAATGGGGAAAATAGAAATTTTCCCCTGAATTCATCTGAATAAACTGATTATGACCCCACTAAGATAAGAATAATTGCCTTTCTAACTTCCTTCTTTCATCTAAACCTTTCAAAACTACCAATTTTCCATCTACCCTTGCTTTGTTATATAAAAGAAAGGAATCTGCTGCCTTTTGTATGTTTCCAGCATTAAAATTGGATCTTATGGATGATAATTGAAACCTACCCAATCCAATGTTATATGCCAAACTTGTCATTGCAGCCAATTGATTGGCAGTAGGTGTTCTTGTGAACATCTTTTTCAGTGCCATTTGCCTTTGAGCAATTTCCTTATTCAGCCATTCTAAAGCCTTTTCTTTACTTATACGATCACTGGCAACAACTGGTCTATTTTTATCCCAGTTATATTGCGTTCCATATCCAATAGAATACTGGTTGTTTGTATCCAAATAGGGTTTTAAGGATAAACCCTCAAATTTTGCAATTAATTCAGCAGCGTTCACCTTCTTTGCAGTTAATAGCAGCAAAATGATCGCTGCAATAATTATATATTTTTTAGTGGGTGTCATGATCTTTAGCCATCAAACCGAGAATAAGAGTTGCCACTCCTGAAATAACCATTGCAACATCTTTATTTGCAATTCCATCCACTACCAAAGGCAGTCCAGCAATTGATCCAAAAAAGGATGTTTTGATATTTTTTAATATATGTCTCATTTTTTCTTTTTTAGTTGTTTATAACCAACTGCAATGGATATGCCACATGATATTGTGGATGCTACAACAAAAACCAGTTGTGCAGCATCGCTTATGTCTTGCATACCAACAAGAGAAAAAAAGATCGTTCCTATTGTGGCAATGTATGTCGGCTCAGTTTGTGGCATTAATTTCTCCATCTTTCTTTTCCTCAAAGTGCTTTGCAATAACATCAAACGCTTGAGTTACGGCAAAAGTTTCGTTCAAATTTTGGAAAATACCCTTTGCAACACCAAGATCCAGTGCTGACTTGATTACATTAATTGCTTGTTTTTCGTTCATTTTGTCAAATTTTAGTTGTTATTAAATCAAAGTTAAGCCAAGTTGTGATGCAATCCACTGATAAGCAGCCAAATTTATGTCGGCAGCTTCACCCCAAACGATGTAGTTTTCGCCATCAATGGTGCTATTTCCTTCGGACAATTTCTCTCCAGCACTATCGGGTTCGCTTCCACTGGCAAGAATTGACCAGTAAAAAGTTGCACTGGATGAAAGGTTGTCATTGATAATATAGGAATTGAGCCATGATCCCTCTTTAACTTGTCCGTTTACCCAAATTTGTACGGGTTGTATTTGTTTCATTTTATTTGTTTTAATTATTTAATAAAGCAATTTTATAGGTTGTTCCATCACAATTGATGATTAAATGTTGTCCTGATGATCCACCAGCAGTACCAGAAGTTTGTCCATCAACTTTGAATTGTCCATTAATTTCTACACCTGAATAAAAAATGGCTGATCCAGTAGGTCCTATATATAAACTGGCTGACCTTGAATTATTAGAACCAGTATTAATTTGAAAATCATAACCAGCCAAAAAAGTATTTCCGCTTGAATTTGCCCACATAACAAGTTGTGAACCAGTATCAGAACCACCAGTAATGCGAATATAATTATTACTATTTATATAACCAGATGTTATTAAGTTACTTGTTGTTTCTAATTGACCACGAAATATACCAGTACCATTAACATCTAATTTGATACCTGAATCCGTAGTTGTACCGATTAAAAGGTTTCCACTGGCTGCCAATGTCATTGCTTGTGTAAAAGTTATTATACCTCCAGCAGTACCAGAACTAGCCGCATACCATATATGATAACCAGTTATTTGTCTATATAGAGTGGCAAAAGTTGATGATAAATATCTATTATTGTATGCACCATCTACATATATATTTTCACCTATATATGTATCTTGACCTGTATTATAAATTGAAGTTGTTGAACCTATTTGTAATGCTTTTATACCAGCACCCCATTGACTGGGGGTAACACCAAGTCCAAGATTTCCTGACTCATTCAAAAGCATCCTATTACCATTAACACCAGTCCATAAATAGCCTACATATCCACTTTGACTACCATAAAAATCCAAATATCCAGTAGATGAATTTCTGCCTATTGCGTAATACTCACTTGATGCAGTTCTTAATCTTATTTGATCACTGGATGTACCGATAATGTCTAATTTTGCTGAAGGAGATGAATTTCCAATTCCAAGATTTCCAGAACTTGTAATTCTCATTACCTCTCTTACACCAGTAGATTGACTATTAGTTCCGAATGCCAAATACCCATCATAGTTACCACTTGTTGAATTTTCTTTTCTTCCCCAAATAGAACCAAATTGTGCAATTGAAGATGTACCTGAATAATTACCACCTAAACTTATTCCAGCACCTAAATCAATTGCTGCACTATTTGTAGTGAATGCTTGTATAGTTTGATAACTTCCATTAACTGCGTTTGCTGCCCTAACATCTAATGCACTTAAAGGAGATATTGTTGCAATACCAATTTTACCAGCAGTATTAATAAATAAATCTGCTGTTGCACCTGAAACAAAAAAACCTAAATTATTTGTAGCACTATTTGTACCAGTATTTTGTATGAATGACCAATTAGAATTATCACTCACAAACATATTCAGTGTTCCACTTGCTCTAAATGCACCAGATCCATTAACATCTAATTTGTATCCTGAATCAGTTTGCGTTCCCAATAATAAATTACCAGCGGAAGAAAATCTACCTCTTTCAGTTGATGCAGTACCAAATAAAAGTGCATCATTTGTTTGCGTATATCCTACATAACCACGATAAGGATCACCACCAGTAGTTCCATCACCAAATTGAACATAATGGGTTTGGTTTGTTGCTGCCCATAATTGCAAACCACCTGAAGTAGTAGCGGGAACACCAATAGATAAACTTAATGCAGCAGAAGTAGATCCAGCACTTGTTGAACCGATACAAAGATTTCCTGATGAATCGGAATATAAATTGCTATCACCTATTGTACTTGATCCAGTAAACTTTGGAACATAACTTGTTGTACCGCTTCCACTAATTGTACCACTGGGAACTGCCTGAGTAGACAAAACACCACTTGCATCGGCAACAACCATACGAGTACCACTACCCGAAAGGTTGTTGATAATTACATTTCCAGTTTGCCTGATAGTGATCCTATCTCCCCCAGCATTTAAAATTAAATCCGATCCACTTAGTGCGTACAAATAACTTGTTCCGCTGCCACCATTACCGATAGTAATTGCTCCATTTGTACCGATAGCACCATTGACATAAAGCTTGTACCCCAAATCAACGTTATATCCGATAGATATATTGTTTGATGTGGTTATCCGCATCACCTCACTGGCATTGATTGACTGCCACATACCAAATAACAAAGGGCTTGAACTGGCAGTGGATATGCAAATATCTCCAGCAGTTGCACCTTGAATAAAGTTATTTGTTGCAGTGGCAAGACCCATAACGAAACGCCTTGTCGCACCAAAACCAGCATTGTCAATACGAATGGAAGGTGCATTTGCTCCTACCACTTGCAAATGAGCATCGGAACTGGCATTGTTGATAACTACCAATCCCGTAGATGTGGTTTGTGATCCAAAAAAGGTTTGCCCACCAGTAAAGGATAAATAATTACTATTGTAACTTACTACCCTATTCCCAGTAAGTGTACCATTTGAATTGTATATATTGACTGAAGCACTACCACCATCTGCAATTAAATCCCATGTAGTGCCAGTATCACGATAAATGGCAGCAGTATCCGTTGAAATAAATATCCTTCCAACAATCCCAGCATTGGGGCGATTGGCGAAAACATCCGAGAAAAACATCGGAGTTCCCCTTTGGTTTAATATCTCAAATGCTGGATCTATCATTTGTAAAGTTTTCTAATTACCAACAAATTGTTATTTGCACTTTGATAGACACTGAATTGAATATCGTATTCTGTTGTATCCAGTTCATTGATATTACCTGAAATTTGCAACGATTGATTTTGTTGCAAGGTTATTGCTCCCGCTATTGTAACGGGGTTGCTACCAATGTTCAAAAAAGTAATATCATTGCACTGGCTGGACACTTTTTGTGCCACATAAAAATTTTTAAATTCAGTATAAAATTGCTGGATTTTTGCTCCAGTTGATCCACTGAACTTGTTTTCCAGTTCATACCTCTCCCGATCGGACATTTGCTTTTGGTATTTCAAACGCAAATTGTCGCTTTGGATTTTATCTTCTACCCTTACGGCTAAATGTTGTACTGGCATATAGTAATTTTTTAATATAGATCAGGGAATTGTCCAACACCACCAAATATCTTTCTGCCACTTGACAATGTTTGAATTGCTTGTTTTTGCTTTGCAGTCATTTTCTTTTTCTTTACCGCTTCAGAAATCTTTTTTACTACGGGAATAGCCTTTTGAACAAATGTTTTCTTTTCAAATTGCTCCCTTGTTATTTTTTCAGGTTCAGGCACTATAACCATACCTTTTGGCTTCTTTTTGGCTGCCAATAGATAAAATGCACCATAACCCAGCAAAAGATATAGCAATGTCTTGTTTTTCATTATTTCTTTTTTATATATTCTCTTGCCAGTGTTACCAATATAAAAGCACCCAGCACCCACTTACCATATTTTTCAATATAAAATGGTATTTTTCCTTTCTCTTGTATTTCTTCCTTTGTCTTTTCTGCTTCTTGCTTTTTTGCTGCTTCTTGCACCCCAGCACTAAACTGAAAGGCGGTTGAATCGTGCTTAACTAAATAAGGTTTTCCAAAAGCATCATTGAATATCCAGTAAACTTGTCCATTCCTAATAATATAAGAATAAACCTGACCAACACTTTGACCCTTAGCAAATGTGCCTATTTTCTGCAAACTAGAGTTTAGTTTATCCAGTTGCTTTTTGGCATATAGCGTTTTACCAATTATTTTATCTGCACTTATTTCAGGCATAAATTAGCATCTTAGCATTTTAAGTAACATTTTCCACTGCATCGGATCATTTTCCGCTATTTCACAAAGTTTCAGCAGATCATCACCCAACGTTTCATCATGCTTTTTCAATCTCTCAATTGCTTCATCAATTTTGGTATCTTGTTCACTTTCTACCCCATCCAATACACCAGCTACATGAGTAACTTTTTGTTGTGGGCTAAACAATGAACTGATTTGAGAAATAATCATTGATTGAATAGCTGGATTTTTTATAAAACCAGCTAACATATTTTCTTCTTCAGGTTCTTCTTCTTCTTCCATTTCTTCTTCCATCTCTTGCTGCATTTTGATAGCTGAAATTTCAGCTTTCAAAGATCTTATTTCATCCAATAGTTGATTATTGGTATAACCCATTGTTTGCAATGGCTGATATGCAGTTGGAGTAAACGAAGTTGGTCTGAAATGAGTAACCACAATTCCGCAATCTTTCTTTTCAAAATAGCCTGACTTTGGACATTTTGCATGAATACGCAAAGTTAGTGTTGCTTCAACACCTTGACTCTCTGCCATTCTCAAATTGTTTTCCAAATGCTCCCTTGCTTCATTTTCATCTTTACCAGCATAATAAAATAAAATATCCCCTTTGGAATCATTTACAGACCAAAGGCAAGTTTTTGCGTTGGTATCGTACCATTGCATTACTGCATCGGTACCAGTTAAAAATGCTTTGTTAGGATTTGCCATACTATTTTAAATTAAAGGTGAAAGGAAAGTGAAAATATTAAGCATAATAAACACCCAAACAAACACTGAAGTTTGCACTGGAAATGCTTGAATATGCATTTGGGGTTTGGATATATGACTTGCTCCAAATTATTTGCTGACCAGCAAAAGGAGTGATAGCAAAAGCATAAGGATCCGCAGTAGATGAATTAGAAGCAATTCTGTTCAGTTCCAAAATAGGAATCCTATTTACACTTTCCTTGTCATTGTAATACAATACCAAATAAGTTTTTTGCAAGTTAGCAACTGAAAGCAGTGCATTTCCTGAGAGGATTGAACTTGAAACAACGTTTGGAGTATAGCAAACCAAGTTTAGCAATGATACAAAACGAAGTTGCGGCTGGTCAGGAAAGTAGAAACGAGTACCAGTGGATGACTGGGGAACTACCACCTCAATAAATTCATAATTCTGAACCTTATTCATATCGGTTTTTTTGAATTGTAAAAAATAGGGGTTCTATTTTTAACGTGCCATCCCCCTTTGCATTACTATGTTGAGCATTACTGCCAATATAAATTAGCGGACGGGTGTAACGTTCTGAGCCAATATACCCCTGAATATTACGAGAATACGAGGAGCAGTTGAAGCTTGAAGCGTACCAATAGCCGCTGGAAGTTGCAGATTGATTTGGTTATTCTTAGAACCAACCAAAACAATGTTTGGTTCAACTGGATAGTAACCATATTCAGAAGCATCGTTCTGATCAATAGCAGTGTTGGTACCAGTGGATGAAGCAGTTTGAGTTTGAGGAACGATCAAGTGCCTATAAATATCCCAAGCTGGAACGATCTGCCTATTGTTTACGGTAACATTCATCTGTCCGTTATACAAATTATACAATGCAGCAGCAGCACCAACAGTGCTGAAAATTTGAGCATTTGGATAAGTGTAGTAAGGGAAAGCAGTAGTAGTTGAAGCAGCTGGAGCTGAAACAAAAATACCAATGCTGGAAATCACGAACGCATCCTGAAGGTTCAGGCGGTTTTCCGTTGGAAAAGCATTTCCGTTTTGAGTATCATTAACCAATACAGGTACATGATAGTTTGTTGTAGTTGTAGACATTGCTACCTCTGAACGAATGTAGCTTTGTGAAAGTACCGCCTGATTTACGTTGAAACCAGCGTTTGAAACCAGTGCTTTTGCATTATCAAACACCAGCCTTGCACCATGTTGTGTTGCCATTTTCTATTTTTTTTTCTTAGTTACAAAATTAATATTCTTCTTCCATTCCAGCAATCACTGAAAGGTTGTCAGGTGTATATCCAGCAATTACGGAAAGATCATCACCAGCCATAACTGAAACTGGAATTTCCATTGCTTGATCAATACCATTCAATACTTGTGTAGCTTGAAGCAATCCAAGACCACCAGCAGCAACCATACCATCTCCGATAGCTTTACCAAAAGATCCTTTCAGGAACTTAGGGAAGAAAGCACCAAGAGCAATTACACCAGCACTTTTCAATTTAGCATCAATGTTTGGAAGCACTTTGGGTGAAGATGTTAGAACACGAGCAGCAGCAGCACCAACAACGAGTCCAGCGGCATCCATAATGAAACCCTTACCAATTGCACCCATTTTTCTGCCTGAACGGCGGCGGCGAGGGGCTGCCTTTTTTCTTCTTCTTGCCATTGTTTTTGTTTTTTTTTGTTTATGTGGGAACTATCCCAAGATTTTTATTTTTCAGTAAAATTTCCTAAATCAAATTCATCTTTTGTAGCCTTAGCATATTCTAAAGCTAATAAATTACGATCAGCTACACTCATCAATTCATACCACTTATCACCTCTTGACCCGAATTCCTTATTATATTTTTCAAGAGCAGCATCAATATAATATCTCCAAAGTTTCGCAGCTTTTTGAATATCGTAAGTTCCTTTTTTATATTTCTTACTTAGGTTTATCAAAATAGGCTTTCTTCTTTGAAAATATAGCATAGAATCACTGTCTGCATATAATTCTATTTCACGAGCCATTTCAGGATCTTTGTAACTGGGCATCCCGCTTACCACCTTTATATTTACATTGTGGCTTTTAGTATCGGTATGCATTTCAGTTGATCTTCCTTTTCTTGCTTTTACTTTGCTTTTTGAAATTGCTCCCAATTTCATCAATACAAAATTATTTTTCAAAAAATCTTTTGATACACCTTTTTGAGCCAATTTTTTACTTAATGCTGATTTTAATTCTTTTTCAGTCATTTTTGAAACTGGCTTACTTTCTTTTTTTGCAGCTTTCTTTTTTGGTACTGCACCCACCTTTTTTAAACCTTTGAAAGTTCCTTTTTTGGATCTTACTTGTTGATAAGTTGCTTTTGGTTTTGCTTTTTTGCTTTCACCTTTCTCAATAATCTTAATGGCTGCAACTTTTTTCGGTTTGCTTTTACCTTCTTTAGAATACTGAATTGCCCATGCTTGTTTTACAGCTTGTGCTTGTGTTAATTTAGGGTTTTTCTTACGCAGTTTACTTGCTTCAGCAACTACCTTTTTGAATTTCTCCCTAGCTGCCTTTTGTTTTGCAGTCATATTCTATTTTTTTAATTTTTGTTCACACCATTTCAACATTTCCTTTCCACCCCATAATTGATACGATATGTAACCGCACCGATCTTTTTCACCCACATAAACTTTCGCCCTTTTCAAATATGAATAGATCTTATTCACAAATTTTTCACTCAATACCTCTCTATTCATCAACTTCATCGCAGTTTTCACTCCAGTTGCATTTTTGCAACTACCTTTCATAAGATTCAAAACATATCCCTCAACTGCATTTTTTGTAGCTTTTGCTGGATAGTTTTTATACATATTAAAGGTGAAAAGAAAGTGATTATTTTTTACGACTGATCAAATATAAAACCAACGCACCACCAACCACGAAAGGAATGTAGTTCATCTTTTGTTTTCCATCTTCAATTCCTTCAGTTTGGTTAACTATCCTATCAACTTCTTCTTGTTCTGCCACTTCCAACTTTTCAGAATTTTCTAAATTTTTTTCTACAACGTTTTTCACTTGCTTTGCCAATACCCTTTTGCCAACTTCGGAAACCTCTTTAACATCAATTCCCAACTTTGACAGAAATTCAGCAACTTTTATCAAAATAGGTGCGGCGGTAACAGTTGCAG